TGTCGATTTCCCTGTCAAGCTCCCATCGGGGGCAACCTTTCTGGTCATCACCCCCGAAGAGAAGCGCTACCTCGATGAGCGGGTAGAGCGCTATCTCTCCGACAACCATTTCCCGAACGTCTCCGACCGACAAGACCTCGACAGGCTCGTCACTTTCGAGCTCTTCGTCTATCGCTGGTCGCTGTTCCTGAGCTACGGCCGGGACTACTACGGCGACGAGATCGAAACCCGCGCTCTCGCTACGCAGATCGAGGGCTACAGCACCGAAGTTCGCCTACTGAAGAGAACCTTGGGGATCGACAAGCCTGCCCGTGACAAGGCTCGCGGGGACGACTCGGTCGTCAACTACCTCACGAAACTACGAGAACGCGCCCGCGAGTTCGGTGTGATGCGCAACAAGCAGTTCGACAAAGCTCTGGAGCTCTTCCAGCAACTTGATGCCCTGGTTGGGTTCTACGACCGCTGTGACGAGATCGAACGTCGCGAGAACCACGCCACCATAGAAGACATCTTCCAGTGGATCAGAGAGACGGCACTCCCCGAATTTGCCGTGATCGACTCTGACTTCCGGCAGAACAGCCAGAAGTTCTGGGTTCGTTCGATGTGATGGAGGCGACGTGGCTGTAGCAACGACTTCGACCAGGGTCGACACCTTCCTCGTCGCTGCTGACGAAGCGGCGCGTCGGAAAGGTCGTCGTCTCTCATGGGACGAACGAATCGCTCTGATCTACGACCATTTCCCTGGCTGCAAGAACCCCAATTGGAACGTGATCCTCAGCGACATGGACACGTTAGGGGAAGTCGTCAGGGACATCCTCCGGCTCGAACAGGCGACGCCTGGGAAGTCCGGTCCGCGCCCGTCTCCCGAGATCAAAGAGGGGATGAAGTCGATCCGGAAGATGAACGGAGACGACCACAGCGTTCTCCGTTTCCACGAAGCCTTCAAGGTCTTGGCGGGAGATCGATCGGTTCGCCACCTTTCCACGAAGATTGGCATGGACCGCAACAAAGTCCACCGGTTGCTGACCGGGGCTCACGATCCGAGCCCGCAGGAACTCAGCCAGGTAGCGAAGGCTTTCGGGAAGGAACCGGCCTACTTCTTGGAGTTCCGCACATCGTTCATCATGGCCGCTCTCGGAGCTCGTCTTGAGATGGCTCCGGAAGCGACCATCGGTTTGTACCGCAAGGTCGTCAAGACTTGACCAAGACGTGTCGCTACTGCGGAACGGCTAAGCCTCTCGAAGAGTTCGTTCGGGATCGGCGCTGTGATGACGGTCGACGTCCGCAGTGCAAGCCCTGCCGGAACGCCGAGATGCGGAAGAACGCTATGCGGCCGGATCGGGTTGCTGTTCGGCGCCAACGCTACGAGGAAGAGGCGGAGAAGAGACGGGCGTATAGCCGCGACTGGTACTACCGAAACGGTCGTGCCACGCATCTCGGGTTGACGGTCGACGCCCTGAGGGAGCTCGAAGAACGGCAGCAAGGACGGTGCATGATCTGCGGAGAGGTTGTTGAAGGGACTCTCCACGCTGATCACGATGCCAAAACCGGTCGCTTCCGAGGGCTTCTCTGTGGGCGATGCAACCGGGGCCTGGGGATGTTCAAAGATGACGTCGCTCGGCTCTTGGCTGCCGCCGCGTACTTGTTCCGGGCGCCATGAGCGTTGCCGAGGCACTGGAGCCGTCGCTAGAGATTCCGCTGGTTTTTGAAGATCTCACGGACGAAGAGTGCTTTCTGTTCTGCATCTTGGAGGATAAAAGTGGAATAGATCAAGCGGAGTTCTTGTGGGTTGACGAGTCCACGGAGGATTCGTGTTGGCGAGCCTGGAGCTTCCAGTGGCTGTGGTGGCGCGCCGAGGACGCTCTGCAGATCGATCAGTGTGCACGGTCGGTTGGGAAGTCCACTTCGATCGTGGCACGGGCGTGCGCGTTTCCTCTTCGCTACCCAGGGGAGGAGATGATCATCTCTGCTCCGGAGTTCGTCCACTTGGACCCGGTGACGTCTCTGGTGGAACGGCAACTTCTCGCTGTGCGGCTCTACCGGGAGATGCTCCCCAGCAAGCGACTGTCGATCACCCACCGACCATTCAAGGTCCAATTCGCCAACGGTTCACGGATCATGGGCCGTATCCCGCAGAGAGACGGCAAGGGCGTCAAGGGTCTCCACCCCGTCTGCCTGGAGTTGGACGAGGCGCAGGACTTCCCCCATCCCGGCTGGGTGGAAATCACGGAGACGCTCAAGCGGGGCTCCGTGGGGGCGATGTGGCGCGCCCACGGCGTGACCAGAGGCATCCGCGACGACTTCTACGAACGGACCCAGGACGCCCCTGACAATCCGTGGAAGGTCCACCGCTACTCGGCTCAGTGGCGACCGACGTGGACTGACGAGGAACGCGAGGAGAAGATCTCGCAGTACGGCTCTCGGGACGACCCTGACTATCGACGGAACGTGCTGGGCTTGCACGGCGACCGGTCGAACCCGCTGTTTGTCCTGACGCGCCTCATGAAGTGCTGGATAGGAAATACACCGGTTCGGTTGGCCGATTCAAATGGAAGTGCCGGTTTGTCGATCCCCATTCAAGAGGTGGAGAAGGGGGATCGCGTTGTCACAGCTATTGGTGTTGGAGAAGTCAGCGACAAGCGAATCGTCTACGCCAATCGCGTCGTTCGGTTCACGCTCGATTCCGGGGAACGGCTCATCTGTTCTCCAGAACACCCAATGCTCACCCATCGGGGATGGTCTTATGCAGACCAACTCCGACCTGGCGACGAGCTCTGGCGAGAACCAGATGTGCGAGATGTGCGGAGAGCCGTTCCTCTCGAAGCGGAGGAAGCGGTTCTGCTCGCGACTCTGCTCGGGGAAGTGGGCTGGGATGACCTATCCCGGCTCGGCTACGCAGCAGCGGACATTGAAGCTCTGCGTTCGTTGCGGGACGCCGTTCTACAGACCGTCGAAGGCAGTCCGGTACTGCTCGCCCACCTGCGCCAACAGAGCGTCGGCGGGAGTGCGGACGAAATTGCTGGTCAGGCCATGCGAGTTCTGCGGACGGGACTTCAAGCCGGATCGGGCGGGTCATCGCTTCTGCACGACTCGTTGCGCCTACGACGCTCGTCGGAAGGAGCGTCCGGTCCCGGTTCGGAATCCGCACATGCGACGGGCCGATCGGGGAGGCTTACCCGTCGAGCAGTTCCAGTTGTGGCGGGCGTTGGGCGGAAGCTCGGCGGGGTGGTACGCCAACTTCTGGGTGAGTCCGTTCGGAGAGCTTGGCGAGGAGCAGATCTACTACACGATCGACGTGGCCGACCCGCTGCGGATGATCGCTGTGGAAGCGGATGGGACGGATCATCTCCGCACGCGGCACCGGTTGATGGACCTGCTCCGCGACGACTGGCTGGCAGACCAAGGGTGGTCCGTGTTGAGGTTCTCGAACGAGGAGATCCGGACTTCGATCGACTCAGTGGTGGAGCAGATCAGGTTCCGCTGTACGACCTGACGGTGACTGGGCACCCGTCGTTTGCAGTAGGCGAACAAGGCGTGCTCACCCACAACTGCGTCGACTCCGACGAGACCTCCGACTACAACCAGAACGAGTATTTCCCTGTCTCCGTCAAGGCGGAGACGATGTCTTACTACGGGCAGGACATTGAGGAGTTCCTCGACTTCCCTGAGCGCCACAAGAAGTACCTGGGGATCGGGAAGAAGGCGAAGGCGTTCTTCTGGATTGGGATGGACGTCGGGTACACCACCGACCCGTCCGAGATCCTCGTCTTCGTGGAGTACCGCAAACGGGCGTTGGAAACCGAACCGTCGAAGCTGAAGCTCGTCGCTCGGATCCACCTTGAGCGAATCGGCCACCAGGATCAGGTGAAGGCGATCCTCAAGGTGATCGACTTCTACCGCCCCCAGGCGTTCGCTATGGACAAGACCGGTCTTGGCCTGCCGCTGTTCCAGGACATTCAGCAGACCGTCGCGGCGGATCCGGCGAAGCGCTACATCCTCGACGTCATCAAGGGATACAACTTCAGCGAGAGGATCGTGGTCGACTTTGACGAGTCCGTCGAGATCAGTGAATTCGCCAACCAGGAGGAAGTCACCCGCACGACGGGTATCCGCCGTCCGGTCATCGAGTACTCCTCCGACGTGCTCCGGGATCTGGTCGACGCCGCCCGCCTGGAGCTCCCCTGGGACGCCGAGGTGCTGAAGCAGTTCCAGGGGTCGACGTGGACCCAGGTGCGCGGCATGGACCAGTACGGGCGCAAGCAGTATTCGCAGCACAACTGTCACACACTCGACGCGGCGAGGATGGCGATGCTGGGGTTCATGCAGCACAAGATGGAAGAGGTGCTGCGAAGCCACGAGATGCCCCCTGTGCTCGACAGTTTCATCTCGTTCGACTAGCACGAACCTCTCTGAACTCGAATCAACGGGAGCGAACGCCGATGAACTACACGGTGGAACCTGAACTGGCGGCCTCCAACGGGCATGCCGGTGGTCCAGTGCTGGTCAGGGACGATGATCGACAGCGGATTGCGTTACTCAGGCGGGAGCTCGATGAGTACTACCAGCAGATTCTCGGGTTCCACATGGCAGAGCCCGACCAAGTCCTGCTGGCCGTCTCTGGCATCTCGGCGCGACTCATCGGGATCAGGGCGGAGATCATGCGAGGCGGGACCCAGCGGGCGAACAAGTTCCGCACGTCTGAGCTTGATCCACTTCTGGATCATCTCGAACAGCAGTTCCGCATCCACTCGCGGCTGCTGTCCGTTCGAGACCTCGACTTCCGGATGTCCGGAGGTCAAGTCTGAAGTTGCTGAAGGGATCGTAGCTTGAGCGAATCCGGAACGCTCGTTGAGGCCATGCAGAACGGCGAGATCGCCGTCTACAACAACACCGGCGTCGCCGACGAGGACGTTTTCGCATCACCGTCGCTGGAACCGATCATGGCAGCGCTGGTCAGATGGGGCCAGCACATCCGGCCGATCCCGCGCCAAGGCAGCCTGTTCGAGCGCGACCGCTACGTCACCCCTGCTCACATCTTCGATGAGATGCGCTTGGCGTATCTCGCAGCAGAACGCGACGACGTCGTGGCCGGGGTACTCGAAGCGACCGAGTCGCTGGCGTTCGCCAAGATGAGCATCTTCGCCGAGGACCCCGACGAGGAAGACATCTACAACCAGATCGCTGCAGACATCGATCTCGATTCGCGGTTGCGGGAGATGTGGCGGGAGCTCTTCATCGTGTCGCAGTTCGCGGCGGCGATCTGGTGGGGCACGAAGACGTACAAGGTTCGGGGGAAGACCGAGACCGGCAAGAAGAAGAAGAAGGAGTACTCGCTTCGAGTTCCGCTCGGGATCACGATCCTCGACCCGATGAAGATCGTCCCGGTCGGCACGTTCGCTTTCGGGCAGGAACAGCTGTGCTACATGGCTGACGCCACCGAGAGCCGCGTGTTCGACAAGATCATCGAGAACCGCGACGGGTCCGACCCGATCCTCGAACGGCTGATCCTGCTGAAGTACGAGCCAACCTTGCAAGATCTTGAGTGGATGGCGGGGCTGTACACCAACATCCGGGGCAGCAACCTGTATCTCTTGAACCCGGCGATGGCCTTCAGGCACACCGCCACGCGGCCGCAGTACCAGCCGTTCGCGACGGTGCGGATGAAGAGCATCTTCGAGCTCCTGGACCTCAAGAGTCAGCTTCGGCAGATGGACCGTGCCCATCTCATTGGCGGGACGAACTTCATCATCGTCGTGACGAAGGGCACCGACCAGCTGCCTGCAAAACCACAAGAGATCTCCAACTTGCAGGCCCAGGTCCGGACAGTGGCGCGGCTCCCGGTCCTCGTCGGGGACCACCGGCTCCACGTGGAGATCATCACCCCGAAGCTGGACAACACGTTGAAGGCGGAGCGGTACAACGCTCTCGATTCGCGGATCTCGTCGCGGCTGTATCTCACGATGGTCTCCGGTGCCTACCAGTCCGGTACCACCGGTGACGACTCGATCAAGCTGACGAAGGTGATCGCTCGTGGTCTGGAGTCGCGGCGCCACATGCTGCGCCGCACGTTGGAGAAGCAGCTGTTCGGGCCGCTGTACCAGACCAACGATGCTTTGACCACGCAACCCAAGCTGGAGTTTCATCCGAAGAACATCGCTCTCGACTTCGACCCGAACTTCGCCAGCTTCCTGCTGGACCTGCGGGCATCGAGCGAGCTCTCCCGGGAGACGCTGCTGTCGCAGTTCGACATGGACGAGGCAGATGAGGCCAGGCTCCTGGAGCGGGAGCGGGAGATCTACGACGACATTTTCCAAACGGCCGTGCCGTTCGATGCTCCGCAGAACAACCAGCAGCGGAATCCGACGGTGAATCAGGATCCGAACACGCCGGGGAAGACGAACACTGACACGTCTGGGAAGCCGCAGACTGGTCCGAAGAGCCAGCCGAAGGACCCGGCGTCGTCAACGACGCCTGAGGGTCAGCGGCGTGCCGGTCGGCGGGCGGGCGGGACGAAGAGCGGGGGCGGCGCGGCGCCGGGTACGGGACAAGGGCAGGCGCCGCGCAACCCCCGTCGGAAGTCTGACTAGGGCAGTCGTCGGATTGGGTCGGGTCGAGAGCGACGAGAGGCGAGAGGGCATGAGCGGGTTCGTCGTTACCAGGGGTTATCTGGGGAGGAGGGCAGCGTAATGGAGAGGCCCGAAAGCATCAAGGGTTCACGGAAACCGACTCCGGCGAAGGCTGTGAAGCTCCTCGATGACGAGGAAGTCGAACGGATGGTCGCTGAGGCCGAAGAGAAGGAAGAGGCCGAGGAGGAGAAACCGGAATGATCATCGCTGCAGGAGACCAGATCGTCATCGGTGGTCAGTTCCACATCCTCCCCGACGACCGCGAGGTGGCTTGGGCTGAACGACGCGTTCGGCTGGATCCTGACATCGCCTGGATTTTGGGCAATTTCGTCGAAGCTGATAACGCGAATGACAACGGCCACATCTTCCCGCTGGAAGATTTGACCGCCGGGTTCGCCACGGTGTTGAACAAGCCCCTCAATGTGCTGCATCAGGGCCGCTACATCGTTGGCGCCTATGTCGACGCGGAGCTCGTGGAGCCCGAGGACATGCAGGCCGCCGAGGGCAACCGGATCGTTGAAGCCTTGGCAAGTTTCTGGCGTCACCAGTTCCCCGAAGAGTACGAACTGGTGAAGCGCGCCCATTCGGAAGGCGCAGCGTTTTACAGCATGGAGTGCATCCCCGAAGAGATCGCTTGCGCCACGGAAGGCTGCGGCAATGTCAGCAAATACGTGGGTCGGCAATCCGACACGTACTGCGAGCATATGCAGGCGGGCTACGGCAAGAAGAAGCTCTTGAAGCCCCACTTCTCCGCTGGGGCGCTGATCCTGCCGCCGGTGAAGCCGGGTTGGCGCCGTGCCGACATTCGCAGCCTCGCGAAGAACACGGATTCGGATCTTCTGGAGTCGGTGTACGCCCAGGTCGAAACGGAGATGCCACACCTCGGTCCGCAGGACTGGGAGCACCTCATGGCGCAGATCGTGGAGCAGGCCAAGGAGTTCTCTCCGGGAAAGCGCGACGCTATGTCGAAGACCGGGAAGGCGATGCCTGACGGGTCCTACCCAATCGAGAACGTGCAGGATTTGAAGAACGCCATTCAGGCGGTCGGGAGGGCGAAGAATCCCGCCGCAGCGAAAGCCCACATCAAGAAGCGCGCTGCGGCGTTGGGCTTGTCGAAGCTGATCCCTGACGGCTGGTAGAGATGACGGCGAAAAAGGGCCACCATGTCAAGGCCAAGACCGGGAAGCACGCCGGTCAGGTCGGACGCGTGCACAAAGATATGGGCGTCGTCCACGTCTATCAGGTCCACTTTCCGGGCTACGGGCTCAGCTACCAGCCGGTGGCGAACGTGGCCCCGGCGGACCCACCCGGACCGAACGACCCACCCGACCCTCCGGTCACCGCGGCGTCTGACTTCACGATCCAGCAGGAAGCCGACAGTGGGTTGCACTGCGTCATGAAGGGCGACCAGAAGGTCAAGTGCCACCCGACGAAGGAAGCCGCGCAAGCTCACATGGAAATGCTCATGTACGGCTTCGAATCTTCCAACGCTTGGGAGATTGAGATGCAGTACGTGGTGGAAGCGGCGAAGAACCCTCCGAACCTGGCGCCGTACAAGATCGTCCAGAAGGGCGACAAGTTCGCTGTGGTCAACAACAAGGGCGAGACGAAGGCGACGTTCAAGACCCGCGCCGAGGCACTGAAGTACCAGCGTGCCCTCTACGTGAATGTTCCCGGCGCCCCAGGGAAGGCCGAGAAGAAGCCCTGGTCTGGGGATCAGAAGCGGGCCTCTTGAGCGACGGGCAGTCAGGAAGTTTCGACAAGTTCGCTGACTGGGTGGCCGAGAAGGTGGCTTCGGCCTACTTCTTCGCCGCCTGTGTGGTTCTGGTGCTCATTTGGGCTCCGAGTTACTTCCTCATCGGGGACCTCGACACCTGGCAGCTGATCATCAACACCGGCACGACCATCGTGACCTTCCTGATGGTGGCTCTTCTGCAGAACGACACTCATCGTTTTGAGAAGGCGGTCAACGAGCGACTTCAGACCATCATCGATGCCCTCGAAGCGGCTGAAGACCCCGTCCAGGACGAGGGACAGAAACCGCTGTGACTCGGGGTTGACGCTGTCTACTTAGATTCCCCGCATGGTCGTGTCGAAGACCTGGATCGTGGACGCATTGCGAGTACTTCACGATCGGCTTCTCGCAGAACGGCCCGATGGGGCGGCTCACGACGAGGACGCCTGTCCACTTTGTGGGCCTGACAACACGAAAGGAGGGTGGATGGCGACCTTTACGGACGAGGAACTGCAGGCTGCGGTTGATGCTGCGGTAGCTGCTGCAGTGGCTGATGCAACCTCGCCGCTCAAGAGCCGGATCACTGAGCTCGAATCCTCTGCTCAGCAGAGCGAGATCGAGCAGGAGAAGTCCGAACTGGAAGCTCGCGTCTCGGAGCTCGAAGGCAAGCTGGACGCTGCTGTTCTGGAGGCCACCACGGCGAAGGAAGAGAAGGCGGCGATCGAGCAGGCTGTAGCGGACGAGAAGGCGGCGGCGGAGGCGGCGGCGACTGCTACGGCTCGCCGCGACGAGAGACTTCAGAAGGTGAAGGAAGTCGCCAGCTTCCCTGATGCCTATCTGACCGAGAACGCTGATCGTTTCGCGGCGATGAGCGACGACGACTTCAATGCCCGTCTGGAGGAGTGGACGGTGATCTCGAAGCCGTCGACTGACCCGAAGGCGGTCATCCCGAAGACGACTGCTCTGACTGCTTCCCGGCAGGAAGACTCCCCCATGGAGTCTTCGCTTTCCGCTCTGCGGGAGTTCCGGGAAACCCAAACCGATCCTCGGACCCTGTAAGGGAGGTGTAGCTAAGTGGGTAGTTACGGTCGTAATTTCGAGTTCCGTGTTCCGCCGGATGGCGCGCAGCGTGGGGCTCGGTATGCTCTCCCGACGACTGCTCCGGCCGACATCCCGATCGGGGCTCCGGTTCGGGTGGCTGACGGAGCAACGCCGGATGAGATGGGCCGCTTGCCGGTCGCTCTCGCAACCGGCGCTCAAGCTCCGAAGAAGGGCCTGTCGGGCATCGCTCTGTACGAGTGGGCTCCTGCAGCGTTCGCTGGGGATGACCCATATCTGACGACGTACTCGGACAAGGGTACGGTCCCTCGCGGTCATGCTCTCCAGGTCATCTCTGGCGACATGGTGAAGCCTGTCTTCAAGAACACGACCGACAAGGTGTTCCTCCACACGAGGTCGTACACCGGTCGGACGATGATTGCAGGGATGGGTGCTACGCCAACTCTGGCGGTGGGCGACATGCTCACTCCGGGGACGGGGAACGACAGTGCGGGGTATTGGGCCGAAACCGCAAATGCGGCGGAGGCTTGGCTGATCGTGGAGTTCATCGATGCGGCGCGGCATGAGGTTGAATGCCGCCTGGCGTTCTGAAAGGAGGGAGTCACGTGAATTCGTCAATGGTTGATGGTCGGGGCCGTTCACACGAGGAACGGACTGCCCTCCGGGCAAAGGTGGAGAAGCTGAACGCTGAAGCGCGAGAGAACTGGGACAACCCCCAGTGGCGGGCGCTGATGGCTCAGGAGACCACCCAAACGATCATGTGGGGCTTCGAGCATGAGAACCTTCTGAACCTGATGACGACGGTCGAGAACGCTCCGTTCGACGGCCGTGTCCTGGTGAAGGAGACCAGGGGCCTGCGGGCGTTCTGGGTTGCTCGCGGTGGCTACATCGAGAGCTCGACGATCCACTCCGAGGTCATGGAAATGCCTCGGGACACGATCGGTTTCCACGTCTACGAGTTCGAGGACAAGCTCCGCACGAACTTCGCGGAAACGCAGACCACGCTGATCGATCTTGCTCAGCAGCGGATGGACGCCGAGGTCAACCTTCGGGTGATCCGAGGTTTCCAGGCAGCGATCCCGTCGTCGTCCCCGTATTACATCTCGGGGGCTGGGGTTTCGCTGACCGCTCTGAACGCCGCGATTCGTGGTGTGGCTGACGCCACCTTCGAGACGGGGTCGATCGCGATCGTGGCTCGGCGCACGATGCTGGACCAGATCATGGACCAGCTGACGGGGCCGAGTTCGTTCGGTGGGTTCCTCCCGCAGACGAACGAGGACATCCTGAAGCGTGGAGTTCTGGGCACCTACCGGGGCGCGAGTCTCGTGGCGCTGAAGAACTTCAAGGACGACGAGGACGTGCCGTTCTTCCCGGCGAACGAGATGTATGTGCTCGGCGTCGACGCTTCCAAGTTCGCGTTCTTCGGTGGCTTGCTCAGCAAGGAATGGAGCGAGGAAGAGAACTGGTATTGGCATTACTTGGCTAGGCGTGACTGCGGCATGGTCATTCACAGACCTGAGCGCGCAAGGCGCATAGTCGACACCTCGCTCAGTCCGTGACCCTTCCAATCATCCGTTCCGAGTGGTAAACTCGGTGGATGGATGAACAGAAGAACGATACCGGCTCTCCTTCGGGGGAGCCGGTTCGCGTGTGCACGAGGTGCAAGAAGAACCCGAGGCCGTCGAATAGCTCGTGGTGTCGGGAGTGCCGGAACGAGCAGGCGGCTGAGTATCGAGCTCGGACGCGTCCGAAAGTTCAGTACGAGGATCGAGTCTGTGCACTCGATGGCTGTGACGTCGTCTTCCAGTGGTCCACCAAACACGTGAAGCAGGTCTGTTGCTGCAAGGGTCACTACGAGAAATACTCGTGGCGTCGTGACCATCCACATCCTGCTCCGCCTGGGGAGATCTTCTGTACGAAGTGCGAGCGTTCTTTCCCGACGAGCGCCTTTTCGCCATCTCGTCAGCATCTGAAGCGGTCTCAGTGCCGAGAGTGCATGGCGGAATATGAGCGTGAGTGGCTGAAGAAGAATACGGCTCGACGCTCGGCAACTACCCGTCGCTCTCGAACCGCTCGGCGCTTACGGGAGATGGGAGCTCCCGCCGACTCGATCGATGAGTGCCTGGCCTTACAGGGCGGGGCGTGCGGGGTCTGCAAGGGCGACGGCGGCGGCAAGGCGTGGCACATGGATCATGACCACGCG